TTAGTATGGGTAGTAACTTTCCAATAAGAGACTTAGGTTCTGTTGGAGTTATATCTGATAAAAGCTCATACAACATACCAGTTAACGCCTTTAGTGAGGCATTGAATGTTCGGTTTGACGAGGGAAAAATCCGTAGGTCACCAATCTTCAGAAACGTAAAAGGATCACTGGGATTCACCCCTCGTTTCTCTTATGGTATCGTTCCCTCGACAGGATACGACAGTGTGTTAATAATTTCCGATGCCTATGTTATAAAAGAATATAACTCAGGTGTTGTATCAGACAGAAGTGGTTCAATCAGTGGCAGTTCAGATCCACGACCTTTTACAGGAACTACTCTGTCTTCCGTAACTTATATCAACAGGAAAGACCGTGTCCCAGTATTTAGAAACTCATCAGCTACAAACTTTGCTGACTTAACTAACTGGCCTACGTCTTACAGGTGTGCAGCCTTAAGGTCATACAATGACTTCTTAATTGCACTCAACACAGTAGAAGGAGCCAGTAACTTCCCTACTCGTGTAAGGTGGTCGAATATTGCCCTAGCAGATAACGTCCCTGATAGTTGGGATGAGACAGACTTAACGAAGTCAGCAGGTTTTAATGACCTGGGTGAGATGCAAACAGGTATTATCGACGGTATGCCCCTTGGTAGTAACTTCATTATTTACTCAAGTGACCAGGTATGGTTGATGGAGTTTGTCGGTGGTACGTTTATATTTAACTTCAGGAAACTCTTCACTGACTGTGGCTTGATTAATCAGAACTGTGTCGTTGAAGTAGACGGTAAACACTATGCCTTTGGTGACTTTGACATATACGTTCACGATGGAACATCTAAGCAGTCTATATGTGATGAAAGAGTAAGGAGTTTTATCTATAACAGCCTAAACAACACAGCCAAGGAAAGGTTCTTTGTTCAGCATAACCCAACACTGAATGAGATATACTTCTGCTACCTATCAGGTGATGCCCTGGTAAACTTCCCTAATGCCAACAGGTGTAATAGAGCTGCAGTTTATAACTACAGAAACAACACCTGGTCATTCATGGATTTACCTAACGTATCATCAGGTACAGTAGCAAACATTAACTCCATTGTTACCTATGCAGGTGCTACTGGTTTAGAGTATGACTTAACAGGTGGTACCTACTACGCCCAGGAAGACAGCTTCGACAGACATACACTAATGGTAGGTGAATCCTTGACAGCTGATGGTCTGACCTCAGACAAGCTGTTTGCATTAGACTTATCCGATGAGGGACGTGTTGCATTTCAATTAGACACTGAGGCAGTTAAGCCATCCCAGGTGGAGCGTATAGGAATTGACTTAGATGAAACTAAAGTTCCCTTGAGTGGATACAAGGTTGTTAACGCCATATACCCACAGGCAACAACAACGAACTCTAACAAAGACATAACATTTACATTCGGTGCATCGGACATACCTAACACACTGCCTACATACGGCAACTCAACTGTTTTTAACACTAGCAGTGACTATAAGATTGATAGTCGTTCATCAGGTAGATACCTGAGTTACAAGATACTTGTGTCAGACAATAAAGACTTTGAGGTATCAGGTTTCGACATCGACATATCAGCTACTGGTGCAAGATAATGGCAGTAGACAGTAAAACTAATGTAGTCGTCCAGGGATATAGCAGAAGCCAATACCCAGTATTTGAAGAGGGTATGAGGAGATACCTGCAGGATGAGCTACAGAGATTAGAGAATGCAATTAGGCAGCTGCAGATAGCTGCAATAGTCGTCGCAGATATAGAACCTGAAAACCCTATCAAGGGAATGGTTAGGTATGCTGTATCACCATGGGATCCATTGTCTAATGGGTTTAGTGGTTTAGTCGTTTACAACGGAACTGCCTGGGCAGCCGTTTAATTATGGAAGGAATATAATATGTGGGGTCAAATAGCAGGTGCCGTCATTGGTGGTATAATGAACAAGGGTGCAGCAAAATCAAATGCTAATGCTCAGAACGCAGCCACACAGGCTCAAATGGCAGGGTTTAACTTAGCCAAGCCATACCTTGAGTACGGCTATAAAGGTGGTCAGGCAGGTCTTGACTATGCATTAGACAAAGGTGCCTACACAGGTGACACCTACGCCAATATGAATGACATGTCCAAAGCAGGTTTTGACTACATGAACCAGTTTGGCATGGGTCAGATGAATAATGCACAAAACTTTATGAACCAGGGTTCACAGTTCGCTAATAACTACTCGGACTTATATGGCCGTGCAGGTCAGGATGCTATAGGAGACGCTACAAACTATGCAATTAACAACTCTTCTCCGTTGGTTCAGGCAGCTATGCGAGACAGTACTAGACAGCTTAATGAACAGACTTTACCAGGTATTAACCTGGGTGCGACAGGCACTGGGAATGTCAACTCCAGTAGAGCAGGAGTTGCTGATGCTGTTGCTCGTAGGTCTTATGATGACCGTATGGCTGACGTAACAGCTAACATACAGGATAACTTAGCCAACAGGTACTTAACTCAGAACCAAAACCAGTTTGCTAATCAGATGAATGCCAACCAGGCTCTTGCCAACACTTATAACCAGGGATTTGGCATGGGTAATAACATAGCAAACATGATGACTACAGCAGGTGGTGCATATCAGACAGATGCACAAAACCAAATTAATGCTGATAAGGCACAGTTTGAAGACGACAGGGACTTTCAGTTAAACCAATACAATAAGTTTATGTCAGGTATTATGGGTAATGCCCCAAGTAACTCATCACAAAATGTAAAGCCAAACCTATACAACCCTAACATGAGTGGACTTATGGGAGCTATACAGGGCTTTGGTATGGGTGGTAAGATTGCTAATGCTTTTGGTGGTGGTACTAACTACGGTGTAAGTGGTAATCCATTTAGCTACTATGGAACTGGTGGTAGTTTTGGTAGTTCAGCTATGCCTAGCTTTACATAGGTGTTTATATGCAACCATACGGCTACTTAACTAACTACAGTAATGCCGTAACCCCTCCTCTACTAGACTTAATACTACAAAATGAAACAGGTCACCTATCTCAGAAAGACAGGTGGAACCCCTATAAGTCTAAGTCTCGTGCAGGTGCTATAGGTGGCTATCAGCTAATGCCTCAATACCTTCATGACTACGGCTATGGTATGGATCCTTATATCCAGGCAGATGCTGTAAACCCTGAAAAGTCCAGGGAAATAGCAGGTAAGTTAATCAAGGGTTACTCAGATCACTACGGCTTCACTAATTTGGCTGATACATTAATCGGCTACAACATGGGTGCCAAGAAAACCAGTGACTGGATAAAAAGAGGCAGGAACATAGAAGAGCTTCCTGATGAAACTAAGGCTTACCTTAAAAGAGCCATGGGTTACATAAAAGATAACCCCGATCAATACAGCCTAGAAAAGATTGCAGAAGTCAGTAATGACAATACAGAAGGAACTACAAATATGAATATGTTCACCCCTAATTACTACAGGCAACTTAAAGCACAGAACTTTATTACAGGTGAAGGAAATAGAAGTTTAGTAGAAGACCCATACAGTGAGGGTTTCGAGAACTATGCCGTTGACCCAATACTAATGGCAAGTATGAACAACAATAATGCTACTCGAAATCAAAACTCAATCTTAAGTGAAGTACCTACAAATACAGGTATGATGTCAGCTAATGCAAGCACCCTTAATAACAACAACAATGCAGGTATATTAAGCAGTATACCATCACCAACCCTAATGAGAAGAAGAGACAGCCAGGAGCTAACTAAGGGTGTAAGATACCCTGAAGATATCGGTCTAAATGAAATGCTTATTCGTATTGGTGGTGCAGGTTTAGCTAACTCACATCTTGGAGGTAACAGACAGGTTGCTGATGCTACTGACATGTATGGTAAAATTATGGACTACAACCGTAGCCAGGGTTTAGCAAAGTATAAGGCAGACTTAGCTGCATCTCAGAAGAACGCTAAACAGGCAAGAGCTGACCGAGATTATTTAGCAACAATAGATCAGTCACTCGGTGATATGGATCGTGCTATTATGGGTATTAAAGACGGTGGTGTCACTGGTTTATTTGATGGCACAGTTAAAGCATGGTGGGATAGTTTAAGAGGTAATCCTGAAGCTAAGACAAGGTTATTACTTCAGAAACTAAAAGTTGACGACACACTACTCCGTATTGCTCAGACAAAGGGTGCAATCTCTAACAAGGAGATGGACTTATTTATGTCACCTGCTCCTTCTGTAGGTCTAGATCAAGAAAGCACATGGACAGCTTGGATCAATGATAGAAAGAAGGCACTTCAAGACATTAAGGCAAGGCTGACAGGTAACATGCAGGTTATCCCTAGCCAACAGGCTTCTCAGTCACAAATTAGATTTGGCGTACAAGTAAAGAGAATAAAATAAATGGCTCAGTATCAAATTGGCAATCAAGTCTATGACATCCCTGATAACACACCTCAAGCGACTTTAGATAAAATACTAAATGAATTAGCTTTAGAGGTATCACAGCAAGGCACACCTCAGCAACAAGGTACTGATGGTGTATTTGATTTCGCTGCTGACCAATTTCAGAAACTCGGTGGTAAAGGTATCGAGGCCTTTGGACGAGCTACAGGTCTAGAAGGTGTAGAGAAATACGGTACCGATGTTGTAAAACAACAGGAAATAGACATTGCCAAAGGTGGATACAAGTCAAAATACAACAAGTCATTCTCAGATACTTGGGATGAAGACGGCTTAGAGGCTGCATTTGGATGGATAGGTGAAAAAGTAGCTGAAAACTC